ATATATTATATATTAAATTATTAAAACTATCCCCAAGTTGCTTTTGCAACTGAAGTTTCTACTGTTTCTTCTTTTATTTCTGGTTCTCCTTTACCAATAACAACCTCTTTCTTAGGTTCAATTACATCAGTTTTAACATCTGTAACATTAACATCAGTTTGTTTATCAGTAGCTTCAACTTTATCAGCAGTCTCATCTTTAGCTGTGTCATTAGCTTTTACATCAGTAGCCTCAACCTTCACATCAGATGCTTTAGCTGTAATATCATCTACTAATGTGTATGTAAGAACAGCAGGCTTAATAGTCTTTTTGTTCTTTAATAAAGGGTGTTGAAAGTGTATCTTACACTCTGCTTGTGTTATTCCATAATGGGCTGCTATGGCTTTTCTGTCCATCCCATCTTGCAGGTGTTGTAACATACCTGATACTGTAATCTCTTTTTTAGTGTCCATTTTACTAATAGTTTTTAAGTGCTTCCACTATTACGTTATAATCATTATTAATCTTGCCTTCAAATAATCCCATTGGACTTCTGGCAGTGTTGTGTCCATTGTTCTGTGTTTCAAGTATATAGTTTAAGTCATCTCCATCCTTCTCAACATTTGCATAGAATACTTGTTCAAGTTTTCCTTCTATCTGCATCTTGTTGGCTAGGTTTCCTAGAGTCTTTAATCTAATTCTTGTTTCTAAGCCTTCTTTATAGGTCTCAGTGTGTCCTGTAAGGATAGCATATCTGTCTTCTGCAAACATACCACCTTCTAAGCCTTCTTTAATGTGGTCAATTATCTCTTTATAAGATGTAGGTATTATATGATAAGGCTCAATAGGAGCAACTTTTTTACCATATTCTGCTCTACCACCCTCCCATACAGGATTCTTGTTATCAGCATTATACCATATATTAGTTTTTGAAGGTAAGTTCCTCATTCCTGTACTCTTTCCAACTCCTGGAGGTCCTACAATAAGGGCTATCTCAAAACCCAAGTTCTGTAAATCAATAATGAACCTGTAAATGTCTTGGGAATAATCCTTCCATTTATCATGTCCTGGCTTCTTTTTATCTAACATAAACTGATTCTCTTGAATCTGTGTTAGAGTGTCAATACAAATTGTACTAATCATAATTTTCTTCTATTTTTTAAGTTGTTCAAAATTCTTTAGACCTCCAAACATATTAGTTTGAAAGTGCTGTGGGAATATACAATGCCTACTCTCTACTAGATGGACTGTTCTTAAATTAGGTAAGAATGGATTTCCTTTACTGTCTTGCAATATTGTACCAAAATGCTTCTTCAGGTTATACCTTTGGTCATTTGGATTGAATATTGTAAATACGTAATCAGCATCCTCTGCTAGATTACCAGTATCTTTGATGTCATCACTCCCTGGGAATAACATGTCACCAAACTCTCTCATTCTTCCTACTTCACTTAGTCCTCTATTTAAGTGAATAATGTGTGCAAATGTAAATCCACACCAATTTCTTAACTCAATTGAGTACTCGATATATTTATCCACTATCTGCTTCATTTGCCAGCCTCTCTCTGGGAGAATCTTACGCAAATGGTCAGTTATTATTATAGTATATTTATCAGGGAACTTTGGTTTGTATCCTGTTATCCTGCTGGTCTTACCATATTTCTGTGTGATAAACTTGCCATCCTTTTCAGCATGTCTTTTCAAGTACTTATACAATCCTGTAGGGTTATCTTTTTCCTCTATAAAGATAATCATTCCCTGGCTAATTTGCAAGCCATTCTCGTCATATTCTCCAAATAAAGGGATAATTCTTTTTTCATAAATTACCTTTAAAACTTCCACTACATTAGGAGCTACTGTGATGATATTTTCCTTATCATCTTGCATTCTACCTCTTAGGTAATCTGGAGATAAGTTTATAACTGATTCTCCCTCAAGGGTTACCCCAGGAGGAAGAGTTATAGTTGTCATCTCGTAATCATAGAAGAGGAAATAAGTAGCAACATCAAATTCCTTTGATACTCTGTCAAGTTCAAATGAGAAGTATATCCACTCTATGTGGACATTATGCTTCATAGCATATAAATAGGGTTGTATTAGGAATGCATAGTCTGTAAATGTACTCTTACCTGCTTTTGGAGGAGCTGCAATGCCATAGACCCTGCCTCTTTGTACTCCATTAACAGCTTTTGACACATTTGCTAAGCCTTCTCCCATTGGTAACCCTTTATTACCTCCTGATTGTCCTTTCTTAAATTCTTCTATAAAATTCATTACTTCTTAGCCTTCTCTGAAACAGCTTGAGTTACAAACTCTACTACCACTACATTGAATTCTTTAAGTTCTGCTTTGATTACTGGTTCAATCTCTTTCCAGTCTCCTCCACCAATACCAGCTCCTATCCAAGGTAAGTAACAAGTGAATGTTGCTCTTTGGTCTTTAGGTACACTTAAAGTAAAAGCTTTCAAAGACATTGTTAAAGCTGCCAATTCAAAATTAGCTCCAGGATTAAACTGAGTGTAAAGATTTACACCTATTTTAATAAAGTCTTTTACTTGTCCAACAATAGTAGCTGTATAATTACCATATCTCTCAGAAGGATTTCTCCCATCAAACTGGTCTAAATAGTACATTGGTGCTAATTGTGTTCTAACTTGGTCAGCAAATCCAGCTCCCATCATCTTCTGACAGTTACATCCATGCATAATTGCTGCATTGGTTGTGCTGTTAAAGAATTGCTCAAAAGCATCTCCTTTAACTGTTTTGTAGGTTGGCTTAGCCACCTTTGGTTTTGTTTGTTTACTCATCTTCTTTTGTTATTAATATTAATTGTTTCCAAAATTTTGCTCTAAGCTCTCTCCATAACAGCATTCCATGGGAATCTGGGTCATGGTCAGTTAAAGCTTTCTTGAGTGCAAGTCTTCTTGCAAACAAGTTGTCATCTTTATCATTATGATGTTTAATGACTTCTCCTACTCCTAGTATTTTATCTCCTCTCTTAACTACAGCTTGTGTTCTCTTAGCGTAGGTTTTACCTAAGTGAGTGTACTTCAAGTCTCTGTTGTTACTGAACTCAACAGTATATCTTCTGCCTAAGTCCATAAATTGCATACTATTTTTCATCTCTCCAGGTGTCAAAATATGCATGCCTTGGAAAGTCTTTTACAGGAGGCATCCCTGAATATTTAAAATTTCTACCTATGTAGTTTTCTTTGTTTTTAAGGACCTCTCTCCTGGCATCATGGTCAAAACCATTTAAACCAACACAGAATGTACCTCTCCCTTCAAATTCAACTACAAAACCTTTAGCCATACCACTAGGCAGTCTATCAGCTTTTAACTGAGAGGTTTTACTTCTCCCTAATTCATTAATTTTCTTCTCAGCTCCTTCTCTAACTATAGTAGATTCCTCTACATCAATTACAACTCCATCATACTCATACTTATCATCTTTAAGTTTAAGAATAGTTCCACCTTTAAGTGTACTTCTTCCATTCTTATAAGGATGATTTTTATGGGTTAAAACAAGTCCTTCCCAACCATGTTCTATAACTTTATTGTAATCTTCATACAACTCTTTAATAGTTGTAATTGGTAAAATTGCAGGCTCTACTACACCTAAATCATCTAGATTATAAGATTGAAGACGAGATGTGATTTCTGTCATTCTCTCTTGATACCCAACTAAATCAGGTCTGTCAAGAACAACTCCATCAAACATCCAAAACTTTAAACTCTCATGAAAAGTGGTTAAGAATTTAACATCTCTCCCTCTATATTTTTCATAAAAAGCTTCAGGTTTCTTCGTCATCATAGTAGTTAACTCTTTGATATATGAAGGTTTAGTAACATCTGATTTACTAAAGAACCTAAATATTTCATTGAATTTCATTCCATGTGCATAGAATTCCCCTTCTACAACTATACCTAAAGTTAGACACACTTGTTGAAATTTGTTGAATCTTATGTTTACAAGAGCACTCTTAATAGGCTTTAATGACCTAGTTAATAGTGTTGGGGCAGCTCCTGCCTCCATTCTACACCCATCTTTTTTATGTAAGATAATGTACTCTTCAATTCCTCCATGCTTCATAAGCAAAGCATCTCTGTCTTCTTTACTAAATGAACCATCCTTAGGCTCATTAGGTATTAAGTTTGGTTTCTTAAACATTTAATAATAATAATAGTTTCTTATTAGAGACTTTCTCTACTTTAAGTTCAGGGGGAAATCCTTTTGCCATCTGCCCTAATATTCTGTAGGCTTCCCACTGTCTTGTGGGCTTCCCATCTCTTGTCACTTCTCTTACCTCATAAGACAAAGTGTTTATAGGGACAGTGTTTGTACATAAATTCCCAATACATCTGTAATGGCTTCCTCCCACTGTTTTAAAATACAGTTGTCTTCTGTGGTCAAATACGATTCTTGATTCCATTATTGCATTGAATTAGTTTTGGCAACTCTGCCTTCACCTGCAGCACCATGCTCCAGATATTTCTCATACCAGTCATCAAACTCATATATAGCACTAGCTCCAGACCCCTTTTTCAGGAAGTAGTGTGGAAATCTAATGAATTTTGAGTTAGTTTGACCTAAGTATAATTTGACTGTGAGGAGTACATCCTCTTTTCTTATTTCTGGTCGAGCTCTAAACATAGCCTTCAGCCTAGCTACAGATTCTTTGACCTTTCCTCCTTTATCAGGATTCTTAGCCTTGAACATAGCACAATACTCTGTCTTTACCCAAGCCCAGGGGTCATCAGACACCTCACCTTTAGGTAATTCCAGAAAATCAATGAACTTATCTTGAGCTATACTATACTCTTGACCTGTTTCATAGTCCTCAATCTTTGGTCTTTTCATCCTTCTTCAATGTTGAGGTTACATCATAGGAGAAACTCTCATCAAAATGTGTAGTTCTCCATCTCCAATACTGAGCTGAAACTACCCTAACAATCTCTTCCTGAGTAGCAAAGCGATACTCTTGTTCAGCATGTTTGTTCAAATAATCTACAAATAATTGCTTATTATTCACTGGGGGATTAGCTTCTTTGTCTGTCACCCAAGGGATAACTACCCAACCAGAAGAATTCATAATCTTATTACCTTCTTCATCTTTTGTAAGAATGGTTCTGTCATTTGACCAACCATCTGCCATTGAGATGAGTAGGGTCTTCTGACCTTTTCTCCCCTCTCCATGCATGTACCCTACTTTGTACATTATTGTTGTTAAGTATCCTGTTCTAGCAACAAAATCCTCAGTTGTTCTAACTAAGTATTGCCCAGCACCCTTAAAATCTTCTACTGTAAAATTTCTCATAAAACTAAGTCTTCAAAATTAATATATTCTATTTTACTCGCATCAAAATTTTCCAATGTTGAGTCAAGCCATATCTCGTCCTGAGTCTTTCTCAGGCATAGTATCCAGATATTTGTTTTGAAATCTCCTTGTTTAAGGAGAGCCCTTGTAATCTTTTGGGATGTCAAACCATTAGTGTCAGAGTCAATTTGAACTATAATCAAATGATTAACAAGAGTATAGGTGTAGCCTGTTCCTCCTTTATTAACCATTGCAATCTTATCAATTGTCCCTTTCATGAATTTATCCAAGTCTTTTTCATCTGTCTTCCCATGATATACATAGGGACAAATTTCTTCAGCTTGTTTCATACTAACTGCAAATACTAGTCTCTTACCTTCAAGGGAATTAACTATGTACTTTGCTGCTCCCACTTTTGATTTGGAATTCCCAATCACTTGCCTCCTCTGGATTAATCCAAACTTGGTCTTTGCCTTCTCTATCCTCAAAGTCAGGTAGTTATACGTGTCTTCTTCAGATGTCATGAAGGACTTTGGCTTCTTGGTTCTCTTGTCCTTATAGTTGACCTCTATATTCTTTTTATTGTCAAGGTCTATACCAACTACAGTAATCTTGTAGTCAGATAAGAGTCCAAGTCTTACAGCATCATTGATTGAGAGTCTATACTTTACCTCTAGATTTAACCTTTGGTATAGTTGCTTCTTAACCTGTGCTTTACTTTCTGTCCCTGTCATCGAAATGATAACATTTCCTGTCAGGTCCCCAGCCAATAGGTGTTGAGCATTGGTTGCAGTCATAAACTGTTCTTCATCCAATATTATTAACCCATAATGTCCAGTTATCTTACTCAGTCCCTTCCATGTAACAGCTTCTACCTGAGGTAAATACTTCATGGCTTTCCACCTCTTAAACTCAGAAGGGATATCTTTGGTAGCTAACCTTGTTGTTGGGGTGACCCACAGGATACCATCCTTAATGTCATCTCGCTTTATCAGGTCAATAACTATCTTGGATTTACCTGTTCTTGGGGCTAATATAGCCCTTCCTGACTGTCCCTTTGGGAACTCTAGTAACACCTCTTTCTGCAAGAGGGATTTTTCTTTGTCTGTCATCTTTTAATTCATCTTGTACCATTCTCAGAGCTACAGTGTTTCTCTCCATCTCAAGTTCTATACAGTGGTTTCGATACCTCTTTCTCCTAACAAAAGCACTTAAAGCACTTTTCCTAGTATTATGAGCAAACCTGTGTTTAGTGTTCTCATAGTTTAGTTGTCAAATAGATTATAAAATTCAGATACATCAAGAGGCTTATACCCGCCTGTAATTATATCCACTATATCACGAGCAATACACACAGGTGTGTATGTAACAAACTCGTGACTCTTTAAATATACGATAGACCTTTCTGCTATAGATTTTGGGTATTCATAGTTTTTCATCTTGTCTTGGTCTTCCTTGCTAAGTTGTTCAAATAATGTTTTCATAGTTGTTTATATTAATGCTTTGTTTATTGCTTGTTGTGCGTTCCTTTCTGCCTTGTATTTTGAATGAACATCTAGCTGATAAGTTTATCCACCTAGGTTTTCTAGGGGAACAATCTAACCACACTCCACAAGGAGTTCTAGAGAGTTCAAAATATTCATCTACATCAATAACTATCTTTGGTGTTGATAGTCTACCAGTGTAGAAATAATTCATCTCTGCCCTATAGAATACTTGTTTATCCTCCATAATACTCTATTTTAAATTAATGGCATTCTGCATAGGATTTTCCTAAGTCAATACTACAGCCAATTGATACATTCAGAGCTACAGTTTCATTTGCAGTCTGCATTGCCTCTTTAATTAACATATCTACCTCATCTCGCATGTGATTCTTATACACAAATAGTATCTCATCATGATACTGTAGTCCCATTCTTATTCCTAGAGGGTTCAGAAGTAGTCTAACTTCTCTTACCCACGAATCAAAGACATAAACTCCAGTTGATTGATTAAGTGTACTAAACCTGTCTTTTTCAGCCTTTAGAAACATCCAAAAGCCTGACACAGGATTATACAACCATTTTTGTGCATCTACTATTTTAACTTTACAAGCCTTTGCTGTCTTCTTTACTGCAGCATTCCTCCTCCAATATGTTTTATGGAGTTTGGTTGCCTCTTCAAGAGTACATTTCAAAGTTTCTGCAATCTTTGCAGCCCCTGCTCCATAAGTAGCTGAGAAGTTAATCACTTTAGCTTGACCTCTTTTACCTTTAATGAATTTATATCTACTAGCATCGTCTTCAGTCAGAAAAGTGAACTGTTTGCCCATCTCTTCTTTCCTGTCTTCAATCTCTTTGTAAAATATTTCATCATCAGGGCTCAATAAGCCTGCTAACACTGCTATATCTATGTGTGGGTCAAACCCAGGGACTCTCATCTCTGTCACATAGTTAGGGTCAAAATTATAAATGTAATGTTGTTTTGTGTTATCTTCTAGACCACTGATGTCACAACCACACATTGTATAGCTATCATCAGGCACTACTAAACATCCTCTTACTTCCTTACCATACCATTTATCTACACCAGGTAGATTTGCAACAGGCTTTCTATGTTGCAATCTCAAAGTATTCGTGAAGCCTTGGGCACCAGATATGATATAATCTTCATCATCCTTATTATCTAAGAATGATTTAAACAATCCAAATCTGTGTCTAGCTCTATATAATCCACCAAGTTCCTCTAAATAAGAGTACTTGTCAAACATTTCTATTACACTTGGGCACAGTCCTGCACCAAAAGGTAAGGATACTTGTGCAATTTTTACTCCCTTCTTGTTTGGTTTCCATGTTCTTGGCTCCCATCCCAGACTATACAACCAAGTTTTTAACTGAACTGGTGAAGTTGGACTTCCTGGTTTAGTTATTTCTCTGCTGTTAGCTGGTAGTCCTTTGAGTTTAAGTAGTGCTAACCACTTCTCCCCATGGACAGATAATGACAAATCTTTCTTGTACATTACCTTAGGCATCTCCTTCTCCACCTGTCTTGGCATCCACTTTTCGAGAGCTGTTATCTTCTCATCTATATTAAACTCAAGGTCTAATTTAGATTTTTCAGCCAGCCTCACATCCAGCTTAATCTTCTCTTCTTCCTGTTCTTTCAAGCAATCAAGCTTGTATCCCAAATATCCAAAAAGTCTCATAACTTGGTCAAAGTCCTGCTCATAAATATCCATAGTGTACTTCATCTGAAAATGAAACAAATCTGCATTTATCTGCACATCCACTTCACATCTCAGTGTCATCTTAGCTATAAACTGCTCATGGGTCTCTCCAGGCAGTGGTCCAGCCCACTCAGTAATATCAATTTTCACTTTCTCTACACCAAACCTCTCTCCCCAGGCTTCCAATCCATGCACAAATCCCTTAACAGGATAGTGATAGAACGAAATACCTAAAGTATCAATAAGCCTAGCTGTAATCTTAATTCCCAGTACCTTTTCAAGTGCAGGGCAATCATATTCCACTATCTTATGACCAACTAAAATTTCTTGAGCTAATATAAAAGCTCTCATCTCAGCATAATCAGTGATAGTACCTTTTTCAACAATATCTCTACCTAAATAAATAGTGTAGGATAAAGTCCAAATTTTGGTGATTGTGTCCAGAAGCCCATTCGCCTCCAGGTCAAACACTGTGTACTTCATAACTATATCTTCTTTATAGAAAAGACATATATGTTATTGTATCTTTTCCCATTCTTCTCAGAACCTTGGAATAGGTATTCAATTTCTACTGTAGAACCTTGGGCAATACCCTCAGCTTCAAGCATTTTTAGTTTACCATTTCTTACTTCTGGGAACAACACCTGTCCATCAGGAGTCTCAACTGTTAATACTTTTTTATGTAAGTCAGGAATTCCTTCTCTTTTAATGTGAACCAACTCCCCTATTAAGTGGACAGTCCCTTTAAGTTTAAAATAATTCTTGATTGTGTGTGTGTTTGTATTCATAATAATTAGGCTTTATATAATATTAATAGGTCACTAGCTCTGGTCACAGCAGTGTACAGCAGTTTCATTCTCTCAGACTCTTTTCGGTTCATTTTTAAATTAGATACATTTACAATTGCCTGTTTATAGGTTGAACCCTGGCTTTTGTGCACAGTGATTGCATGATTGTAGTTTGTATCTGCAAATTTTTCTTTGAACTTATAGTAGTCTATCCAAGTAATGATTCTAGATTTACACATAGTAGCTAGATTCTTCAACAGTTTGTCATAGTCAGCTTGAGAATTCTCATGTATTATAATGATGTTCTCGTCCTGCTTATCATTACCTCCTCTGAGGTTAACTGAGTAGTACTCTAATTCTATGGGGTTGTAGGTGGTTTGTTTATCAAATGCACCTGGTACTGACCCTGAAGGATAAAAGAATTCTTTCTTCCTTGCATGGGTTGTTCTTACTTTCACTTCTTCATTGGTAAAGTACTCCTCATTATAAGGCTCATTGAATATTAATGTCTCTCCAACCTCTATCTTGGCTGGATTGGCACCATATATCCTCTGTCTTACAATAGTATTAATAAGATTTACTTCTTTATTTGTCCAGGCTAAGTATTTCAGTTCATCTGTGCCATTTACAGCAGCTAGTGTTTCAATTACTTGGTTCTGGTCATTACTGAACATATATCCTGTACTCTCAATTCTCTCAGTCTTCTTTAGCCCAATTCTGTTTAAGTCTCTACTTAAACTGATTATTGGATTACCCTCTCCTTGTCTTATGATTTGAGTCAACTCAACTTCTGGGTAATCTGCAGTAAACACTGGAGAGATGTCTTCCCCTATTGGTGGCAACTGTTTCTTATCTCCTATGAATATTACTACACACCTATTTTTAGTGGCATGTTCCTCAACATACTTCATCAACTCTTTGTTCAACATTGAACCTTCATCAATTATAAGTGCTCCAACTCCTTTCAAAGGTGGGTACTTCTCACTATAATAGGGTTTAAATGTTACAACTCCTGTTCTGAAGTTTACATTCCTTTTAATCTTTAATGATGAATGTACAGTAGCAAACTCAAGGTTATCTAGTTCTTCGACTTTACCTTTTACTACTGACACTGCTTTATTGGTGGGTGCTGAAATAACAATCTTCCTGCTTGAGGACATTGTTTTTCGGAGAGCTTTGACTAGTTCATTAACCATGAAGGTCTTCCCTACTCCTGCACTACCTGTTATTAGTAGCCTCTTACCTACTTTGAGGATATCGAGACTGTCTCCCAGCTTTTCTTGCTGGTGTGGTGTTAAGCTCATTCTTTATGCTTATTCGTTTGTTTTTGTAATCTTTAAAACTCTGGGTTGGGAATTCAGAAAAAAAGAAAAAGAGTAGGTTATTTACCCACACTTTTTCTTTCTCTTTTACTGTTTCATCATCTGAGCAATCTTGCTGTAAGAAACTCCTGGTCCTTGTTCAAGATGTGTACCACTAAAGGGATTACACAACAACCATCCACCTCTCTTTGAGCAGGTGAAAAAGTCCAATTTTCTTAAAGTATCGTTCCATACTGAAACAATAATTCCTCTTTTGATTTTACGTTTTACTGAAGCTCCTTTAGCCATAATATTAAGTATTTAATAATAATAATAATCTTTTTTTGCCTTTATAGCACTCTTCTGGTGTTAGTGGATGTTCCTCAAGTCTACTACCATGTCTGATTGGGTCTTTATCTCTCATTAAGAAATGAACAGTCACAAACTCAGTTAAGCATACAGGAGAAGTACCAAAAACAAAAGAACAGATATTACCAAAGTCAGCTTTCCAGCTAGTTCCTCCAGTTCTTGTGTGATGACCTCTAAACTCTTCGACTTTACTCATCAAAGGTCTACCATCTACAGTCTGTCCCATATAAATAAATACAGGCATACCAGCATCTATAGCTCTTAAAACCTCATCATACTGTCCTCTACCTACTGTGGTCACCCACGTTGCGATGTCATTCTTCATGGTTTTATCTAAAGGTGGCACCATTAAGACAAAATCCTGATGACTTAATTTTGTAGGGTCATAGGTCTTACCCATCTCATGTTCAGCAACTTCAAAACCTTGGTCAATCAGGGATTGCCTGACTGACCTAAGTTGTGTTTCTAAGGTTAAGTTTGACTTACAAAGATAGACTTTTAAGGGTCTATTAAGCTTTTGCATCACCTTTCTCCTCAGTGTACAAGTCTTTACGTACTGCTTCAGCAACTTTAAGTTCCTGCTCCACTAAGATTAACTCTAACTTAGCCTCATGGTAAGTTTCGTTAAATGTTGCAGTGTTGATACTAGAGATTTTACCTTCTACTAATTTGTCAATTGTGTTTTGTGCATCATCTGCACGTTTTTCAAGTCCATCAATAAGAGCCTCTTGTCCACGTTTAAGAGCTTTAGCAGTTCTTTCGTTTTGTTTTTGGTCTCTTTCTTCTTTTGATTTTGAGAATAAATTTAGAATTTTCATAATTTTACTGTTTTTAAATTAAATTGATAATGTTAATAATAATACTCGTTTGTGTTTATTTGTACTTTTTATTTCTGTGTGTCCTCTATGAGCTGAGAAAGTAAGTGGACTTGTTTTAAAGTTCTCCATCAAAGCTTCCATCTCAGGTGACCATGTTGCTATTGCATCTACTGCATCTTTTATTGGTTCCATCTAATATAATAATAATAGTTTTCTTCTGTTTAAAGTGTAGACTATCCCTTCAGTTGTTACCATTGGGGTGTATCCTGGTTTAGCTGGGGCTACAGTCCAACTAAATGGTCTTTGGTTTAAATTAAAAAATTAAGCTTTGTTTATCTCACCCATACATAGCTTTCAGGGTTAGTCCCCTTTGCTTACATGTGTTCCCTAATGATATATGTTCCTTTAGCTTCCCAGGGGAGTGGTCTATCATCTATTTGTGAATGCAGGAATAACTTAGTCCATCTTCCTCTTAATGATGGATACTTAATAGTGGAGGTGCCGAGAGTCGAACTCGAGTACACCAAGTTTGATTACTAATACTTTATACAGCTTTTCAATGTTCAAGAGTTTTCTTCTCATAGGACCGACTAGTTAAAGTCGAGCTTCCACCAGTAGGATAGTTAAACCTACATACTTATATGTCCTGATTGACAGCAAGACTACTGGCATAAGTCTTATAATGGACTATGCAGCCATCTGAAGCTCAGGCTGTGCTACTCTAGGAGTAACATTCCCTAATATGTTTGCAACAGCATTCATATTTGCTTCAATCTGTGCAGTTACCTGCGATAATATAGTGTTTACAATTATATAAACTCACCTTATTTTTTACAAGTTGTTCTCTTGGCTGATTATTAGAAACTACCCTCAATGGCAAAACCAAGTCACCCCCATTTATTAATCTAATGCATACAATACAAACTCATCAGAGTCTTCCATCAAATCTCTACCAGTTAAGAACCAGTATATGATATGAGGGACACCAAATAATATTATACCTGGATGCCCTAATAGCCATAATACTATGGCTATAGGCAAACAAATAATTCTTTTAAATAGTCCTATTAATATCTTTTCCATACTAATCTACCCACTCTATACGTGGACACCAGTTATTATAAAAGCTACTTACCATAGTACCAAACAATCTGAATGGTGACCATAGTATCTTACCTATGTTTGTAGTAGTAAATAATGCTACTATTCCTATCACTATAGCTATTCCCAAACATATCATACCTAAGATTGCAAAACAAAACCATGGGTCATTAATAAATACTGCAACAAGTTTGCACAGTACTGCTACTATGATTAACGCTACAACTAGAAAGAAAGTAAACTTTAAAGTAACCTCAACTCCTCTCCAGAACTTATTCACTGTAAATAGATAGTCTGCAGTAGCACCACAGGCATCTCCCACTTTTGAATTAGCAACCCAATTAACAGCTTGTTTTCTTTTATTTTTTGCAGGTAATAAACTTAATAAGAATATACATATCTTAGCTGCCAATATAACAGGTAAGAAAATTATAGTCATAACATACTGCCAAAAATAAAGACACATTGATTTATAATCACTTGGTTCCTTGTTCCAAACCCACTTAAAGAATTTAGCTAATATTGATTTGTTTTTTAATTTCCACATAATAATATTTTGTTTTTTATAAGCCCCAGAGTTAGTTATCCAGAGTTATCCAGAGCTTATGATTTTTACTACTCTCCTTGTTCAGACTGAAGAAACTCAATCACCTCAATATGTGCTGCTAATGTTTCTTCTGCATCTACAACAACATCTTTAGCAAGTAATAACTGAGTGATATAGTTTCCTCTATCAGTGATAGCTACACCATTGTTAATTCTTGCTGATGCTAAAGCTTCTTTAGCCAGTGTTACTGCATCTTCATGGTCCATAGTATCTCCTTGATAAGAAGAAATGTGAGATGTTAATGCTGATTTTCTTTGACGAAAAGTCTTTTCTGCTAATACTTTAGCGTTGTCCCCTTCTACTGCAGCCACAAATTGGTCTACAAACGACTTTAAATTTGATTTACTCATAATTTTACTTGTTTTTTAAATGTTTAATTAATTAATCTTCTTTTTTTACTCTTTTTACTCGTAATAATATTTGCAATTTGAATACTCCCCATTTTTTGTTTTGGTTTAGAAACTATTTGTTCCATTATACCTGTACCACCTCTATTTTCATCAACTACAGCTTCACGAGTAAAAGCCCATTCTCTACCAATATTACTTTCAACATATATAGCTCCTCCTGCCCTAGAATAAATATTATCACTACTCCATTTTAATTCTCCTTCAACTACAAATTTAAATTTCCTTGTTATGTCATCAGGAACAGGGGCACCAGCGATTGAACTTCCTCCTGCTCCAGAGTGTAAAGTACCTTCAGGGTACATCTTCTTTGCTAGAGTTAATATTTGGTTCTTTGTCATTGGTTTATCTCCCATAGTATCTTTTTTTGCACTAGGAGTACTAGTAACATTCTTTATACCTATATTGAAGTTTGTAATTTCAGGTAAGGTAGCTAATCTCCAAGAGGAGTATTTTCTAGAACTAATATCTTCTAAATAATAAATTGAACTACTATCATATATTCTCCCCACTCTGAACACATCTCCAATCTTTCTATAAGGGCTAACTTCTATTAAAGAGACTATTATTGTCCCTTTACTAATAATGTCTCCATTACCTAATGTAATTTGATTTCTCATTTTATGCCCTTTTGGGTATGATACAACTGTTGCCCATCTTCCCTTAAGCTTATTGTATATAAACCCTTCTCCTATATTTGATAAGAAGAAACTAGAATCAAATTTATGACTCTTTAAGAGATATTCAGAATGGTCTGACGGACATGTGAATATAGTCCCTATAGGATAGTCTTTTTTAGCTTTTGCTAACATTTGTTCTTTTGTCATCTTAATATAGAATTAATTAATAATATAAAGCCCCAGACTAATTAAGTCTAGGGCTTAGGTCTCATTACCCAATTTTAATATACCTGACATTTAACAAACCATCATCTAACTCTCCAATAGAGTCAAATGCTGCTTTTGATAAATCCAATACCCTCTTTGGATGAGGTTTCAAAGGTCTTAATACCCTACCAATACTGTCCATTTTATATGGACCTCTATCATTCACTCTAACAACTATAGACAAACATGTCTTTAGGTTAGTAATTTTCAATATAGTATTAAAGGGGAGTGTAGGACTGGCACACGTTAGCAAATTACAGTCATATATTTCCATATTTGCTGTTGTCCTGCCATTCCATCTCTCTCCATAATAGGATACTATTCCCTCTTCATACTCCGAAATAGGAGCAGCCTCAGGTATATGTTCATTTGTGTGTCCTGCAATAGCTATAAAAACTATACAAAAGAAACACATAAATATTAATAATTTTAATGTTTTCATAAATTGATTTTTTGGTTAATACTTCCCCAACCTCTTTTTTAAATCTTTAAGATTGTATAACAGGTTTTTGATTTTAACTGATTTTTCAATCATATCAATAGGGATATCAGTAATGGTGGTATGAGAGAAAGAACCTGATATGAAATTATTCATTTCATTTAAGTCAAGTACTATCTCTTCATCCCCTTCCATATACTTAAAGTAATGGTTGTCTTTACCATCTTTATGAACAGCAATTTCTCTACCTTTATATTCAAATTTATCTACAATTACTGTTTTATCCATTCCTAGAACTTCATAAAGTTACATAGAAATTTTCTCAGAACTTTTTTATAAGGGGTGTCTGTTTTCTTTCCCTGTTTAGCTTCTTTCTCAGTCATTCCAACAACCTTCATAGGTGCTGAGATGTCTTTTGATGCTATCTTATCTTTTTTATCAGATAAGTCTTTAGCTTGCTCCTCTGTCTGTACTACAGGCTTTATGACCTCTTTTTTAACAGGTTCAGTTTTTGCAAACTCTTTCTTTGTTGATTTTTCAACTTTAGCTTTTTCAACAGGAGGAATAACTTCTTCTTTAACATCTTCCTTAGTTTCTTCTTTAATTACCTCAGTTTTAGGAAGAGTCTCTTTCTTCTCTTCAACAACAACTGTATCAATAACAGCTTCATTATTATCTCCAGGGTCAGCAACTTTAAATAGATTATCTTCAGGTTCACTTGCTTTTTCAAACAAATCTTCCTCTCTTTCTTTAGCTATTTCATGCATATACTCAGAGAAGTGAGCACCTAAACAGGCACCTACCATTACAAGTGTACCATCCATATTAACTTCATCAGCTTTTATAGATAACTTACAACTTTCTAATTCTCCATTAGTCCCTTTGATAGCTAAAATCATAACTACTGGAGGCACTTCTGATAGCATTTCTGCCATAGATTCAAGATAATGCAAAGATGTTGCAGGCAATGCCCACATAATGTTCTTTTTAATCATAAAACTCATTTTTAAATTTAACTATTAATTTTAATATTAAATATATAATTCAAGAATGTCTTGAACTTACTCTTCTTCTTCAACTGAGCTTGTTTAGCCCAGTGAGCCTCATCTTCAAGGTCTTCATAATACTTACTCACTGAGCTACTCATATCTTTATTTTCTAAAAGGTTTCATAATTGTGTAAGAATTGTGATATTTAGCCATTATAATAAAATCAGCTTCTTTGACATTTTTCAGTCGTGTGATTTTAGAGTTATGTTCAATATCCCTTAACTTAACTTGTAGTGCATAATCATTAAAAGTAATCAGATTAATATTTTCTATATAATCTCCTTCTCTCATATCTAAGAGTTGTAAAGCTCCCAGAATCTTAACACTGAAACCTTCTTTCTTTAGGTCTTCAATTGTAACATCAGTGTCTTCTACTACATCATGTAGTATAGCCACTATCATATAATCTACACCTAAGTGTCTTACCTTGTTCATCACCCATATTGGATGAAGAATATAAGGTCCACCATCTCTGGTAGTCTGCCCTGAGTGTGCAGTTACTGCTATTTCTATTGCTTTACCTAACATATTAATTACAATGGAAGTGCTACACGTTTAAAATTAAGCAATGATACAAAGTTGTTTGCTCTTAACAATTCAAGTCCTTTTGTTCTTGCTTTCTTTAAATTATGAAATACTAAGTAAGTGTTACCTGTTTCTTCATCAGGTCTGACAGTGTTAACTGTGTACCTTTTAACTGTTCTTAATTTTGGTCCTTTACTCATTTTGCTTTTCTTAAAATGTTAATATTCGATTCTCTTTCTTTTCTTTTAAGCTCTTTGTAAGATTTTACATCTTTTTGATGCTTGTCTTCCATCAATTGAGCATCTACAAATACAGCAATAAAGCCATATAGCAGATATATCATTCCTAATCCTACCATATTTTTTATTTAGGTATTAAAAAACAACCACCGTTTAACCAGTTACGCATACTATCATTAGTCTCATCGACCAACTTAATGGTAGTCCTCTAATGGTATGTTTCAAGCACAATGGGTTTGCAGTTGTTATGTTATTCTTCTTAATTAAAAAGGTAAATCATCTTCTTCCTCTTTAGCTATTGCAGGAGAGCTTTATATAGTAGATACATTATCTTTCCCACAAATAATAATATCTAACTCTTCAACAAAAGTATCAATATGACAAGAAGATACATATCCTGAAACAACTAACATATTTACTTTTGAGGCAATATGACACTCTGCTTTAAATCTTGAATAAATCTCCCTAACAGTACTTCCTGTAGAAATAAAATCATCTATAATGATATTATAACAGTCTTTTGGGAAGAGATTTCCAAAGTTGTGAGAAATTTCTCCATCTTTTTTTATATGAGATATTATACACTCATGGTCTATTAATAAAGAGGAAACAATTCCTCCTAATATGGCTCCACTAGACCCTCTAACTAAAAAATTAATTCGTGTATTTAGAGAAACATAGCGTTTAACTAACTCTGCAAATACTTTAGAATATTCCATTACATTCTCCATATTTGCTCCTATAGGGTATCTTGTTTGGGTTTCTAATCTAAAATCTGTGATTACTTTCATAATATGGTTTTAATTAATTATTGTTTTGTTTACCCACAAGGGTTGAGCCTGCCATCTGGTTCAGAGAGTCATCCATATAGGGCAACTAGTTTAAGTGACGAGATGCACAAGGCTCAAGTTTATTTTTATTCTATAATGTTATTGATACTTTTAATAGCAGAGGCATAATTATGTTTATTTTCTTCTTCTGCATCTCCTAAAGTAATTGCTTTATCTCCAATAAGATTAGGGTCTTTAAAACTATCATGCCAAGTTTGAATAGCAATTACTACATCTATATCAATACCTTGAAATTCTTCTTTAAAGAAATCCTGTTGAAATTCTAATGATTTCTCTTCTTTACTTTGTCTAGGAGTATTATCTTGTGTACTAATATCAAAATGGGTAAGCATCATGTATTCATAGCTATTACCACTATTCTTAAACATCCTCATACCCTCTTCATTAAACATGAAACCTACAGCACACATATTACCATCATCTCCTAAATATACACAAGTATCTTCTTGTTCATCCATCCCTCGTTTCTCAGGACTATCAGTGTAGAATTTAACTGTTGCATTTAATATCTCAAGGTGTCTCTCCTTACTTAATAATTTTATCATAATAATGTTTAGTGGTTATAATTATTCTTGAACTTCTGCAAAGATTGCATATTCAATGTCTTGCCAATTATAGCATTCTTTAAGCTCTATAGATAAAGCTCTATCTTCAATGTCTTGCTGTCTTAAATCTGCTCCTAAGTAGAAGCTAAGCATCATTAATAGTAATATAAGTATTGTTTTCATGATTGTTTAGTTTGTGGCTATTCCATAACCTATTAATACTATAAGAATAATGACCATAGCTATCATTCCAGTTCTACCTTTATCTTCAAATTTATCGTATTTATCTTTCATAATCAAATTTTAGCTATTTATAGTAATAAAATCCCTCTATGCCTGACTAATACAGACTGTAAACCATCAATGATTAGATAGAGGGAATTATAAACTTATGACCAAGTGATTATACTTAAACAAATCTATTTCAGTCCTTTCGGATTGGATTCTGTTATAATCACTTGGTCATAGGTTTAACCTTATTCTTTATAGTTATTAAGAGGACAAATATGCCCTCTCAATCCCCCGTTTAGATATTGATTTACAGTTGCCACATCTAAAGCACTTCCATCGTTGTCTTTCATTAGACTGATGAGTTATTTTGCATCGTTACTCTTCATCTTAATCCCTGTCTGCAACCTTGTTAGATTAACAGATTAAGGGAGACTCCCAAGCGTAGTGGACGATACCCGCCATTTATCTACAGTGCACTTTTAATGTGCTAATTTCTTAAGGGTGTTAACACAAATATATCTTGCATCCATTTGCCACCCTAGAGCTGTTAATATTAAGTTATCCATCAACGTAATTAAACTCAGGACTTAACATCACTCTTACCTCTAAGCCTTTCAGCTATCATAGAGAATACTTTAACTTATGAGCTACTAGTAGTGTTTTGTTCATCCATAAGATATAACTAACTAGCTATGTCTATGACATATAATGCTTTACAAGGGCTTTCACCTTTCATACTTTTAATAAATAAACTCTCACAAGGTTGCACCTTGAGTGCTTCACAGCATCTCTGAGCCCTGTGTGTAGTCAATCTAACTACTTGCTATAGTCTTAAGATTTTTTAATTATTGTCCACTGCAAATTGGATGAGAGTTTAAAAAATATTCTTACACCTGACTAATACAGATTGTAAACCATTTGACGATTAGATAAGAATATTTATTTTTACTGTTTGTTATTCCTTCTACATCAGCACCTTTTCTTTCGATCCCAAGGTGTCATCTATTTTACGGATGATTTCATGTAGCTATAGCTTCTATTTATTTAAGGGATATTCCGCTATTCCCCACCATTTTTCAGGATTTACTATTGTTAAAAAGTTCTTTGTCCAAATTTCAGTTAT